ATTTGCGCTGCTATGGCAGGGTCTGCTGGCGGTTGCTGCCCTTGTTTCCCTTGCTGTTGTTGCTGGGCCATCTGCTGCTGCTGCTGCGCCATCATCTGCTGCATCGCCTGCGCTGACTGCATCGCAATCATGTTTTCAGCTTGCGGGGGTATTTCCATCGAGAACTGTTCGTTTTTATCTGCACCCCAATTGACCGGGGGGAGTGGCATCTGCATTGTCTGCTGCATCTGCATAAACATCTGCATCGCCATATGTTCAGCGATATGCGCCTGTAAAATAGGCATTACCTGCGGGGGTAGCATCTGCATCTGCATCATGCCCATATGCACCATTATATGCGCCTGATGGTTCTGCTCTAAGAATGCTTTTATTGGCTTACCTACGGCTACAGCCGCCCCTTCTGTAACTGGGTCAGCCCGTACCGCTTCTTGTGGTTCAGGGAATATTTCATCGCTGTTTGGCACACGCATCGCCGTTAATAGCGCTACCGCTGCTTTGCGCCTGTCTGCAATATCTGGCATTTGTGTAGCAATCTGGAACACTGCTTGCGACATTGCAATACGTTGTGCGCTTGAGAAGATATTAGGGTCACTTACTGGGACAATATCTACCCGACCATCAAAATCAGATTTAAATACTGCTTTGTCTTCTCCGCTAACACTGTACGGGTATTCTTCTTCAGGTAGCTGTTCAAAATTCAAATCAGCTATATGCTGTAATTCAATCCCTATGGCATTGTGCAGGCGCTTGTGAATACCGCTGAATACCTTGCTGCCCTGCTCTACAAGGGCTACGGTAGTGCCTACAGGGCCGGTTGTGGCAGCATCCCCTACCATGACCTCAGTAGTGGCCGCGAACCGCCTTCCTAGCTCTACGATGGCCCCCAATAAATTGAACAGCGTGCTCGAAGGCTCACGGAACGGCGGGGTATAGAACGCTTTCGCCAATTCATCTGCTGTAAGCTCCGTATCCTGCCACTTGCCGGGAATAATTTCGGTGCTTTCGGGGAGTTTCGCATCTTTTGATTTGTAGCCGCCCTGCAGTGCAGAAAACGCGCCTGCATCGAGCAGTAACTGAATAATCTTTGTTGCTACTTCCCCTAAGCTACCGATTGTATGGAATAGCCCAAAACCATAAAAACCGAAACCGGGCAAAAACTTCTTGTGTGTGAACCACACTCGTTTTATTTTTAGTTCGTCGCCTTCCGCCCAGTTACGATAGATCGAAAGTACCTGTTTGGAATCTTTATCGACTGTGACGATATATGGTAGATTAATTCCATCTTCGTCTTCAAAACCGGCGAGATTTAAATCAACGTGTATTTCATACAGTGTTCTAACTGTATTACCGTTATCTTGCCCCTCTATCTCAACTCCATCTATCTTTGCTATCTTCTCACCAACTTCTGTCAGCTGGTCTTCATCTGTCTCACTAAGCGCTACATTTCTATAATGCCCTCTTGCTTGTAGCCGCTTAATGTCATTTAATTCTGTTTTTATTCTTTCTGCATACCGTGGGCAACTCTCAAAATTTGTTGCGCCATAGTTAACAATCATGTTTTCGCATCGTACCCAGCGCGAAACTACTTTCTTAGTGCTTTTATCGTAGTATTGTTTATCAAACTCGCTGCCGGAGAACGGCAATACAAACAACATCTGGTCGCGTTCTGCAAAATACGTTTTATCAAGCGTCATCAGCTGATAATTCATATAGTCCTGCACGCGCCCTGCCTGCTCAACCAATAAATTGTCGCTCTTACCAAGAATCTGTGCTTTTACCGGGCCAGTAGCGGGATATAACTCAGACATTGCCCGCGCTTGGAACTGCGTAGCAGCCTCAATTAACAACGGATGATTTATGCTACCGAAAACATCAGACTGCTGCGCTTCTTTATCAAAATTTATGCCCAGCGCCGTAATGCCTTTTACATATTCAGTGTAGTATGCAGACCTTGATTCGTCGTCATCCTCGACAGCTTTAACTAATTCGCTGCCTAAATCAGTTAATTCTGCTGGGTCTAACTCTTCTGCCAGATTATCATCAAAATCTAGCTCTTCTTTTTCTTCCCCCTCAGCTTCTAATAATTCGTCATTATCGCCAATAAACAGCCCTGTCTCATCAAAAACAGCATTAGCTAAGGATTCAAGCGCATCCCCGTCAATTTCTTGCGGTACAGTTACTGCAATAGATTCCTCAAGAACAGGAACACCTGCAGGCAGCTGCGCACTGACGATACTCGGTGTTTTTCTGTAGGGGTTCATTGCTGCTCCGTAGCGCCGGGGTTGAAGTATCGTTTATACCGCCCCACTTCTGGGGCTATATCGTCTATAACATCTAAATCTTCTTCTGTCAACCGAAGGTGGAAAGTTCGCCGTAAATACATCCATGCCTGTACGCAAGAATCAACACAATCGTCAAAACGAGTATTTGGAAACGCCGCACACTCGTCAATAATTTCATCTGCCCAATTACGCGGAACATAGTAAATAAACCCTTGTTCCAACATTATCGAAGCTACATGTGCGCGTACCAGTTTAGACCCTTTTACCTGTATCGCGGCAATCGGCAGCCCTCGCTTACGCAGTTCCTGTATTAGCGAGTGCCCACTCGCCTTTTTCTCAATAAGTATTTTATCTGGCTCATGCTGCTGATATGATTCCCAAGCATCTTCTCTAAGTTCAGGGAACCCCATACGCTTACGTTTCCGCTCAAGCAGTATCGCTGCGTATTTACCATCTTCAGGGCGCTGAAAAAGCCCCCATGTCGTGCGCACAGTGAAGTCGTTTACTTCCTTCTCTTCAAACGCTGTATCGTAGCTCTGAATAATGTAGTCGCAATTCGGTAAAAAATCCTGATCCCATTTACGCCATTTATCACGTGGAAGTATGCCGCCACTCTCTTCATACGGTTCCTGCATATAAAGCGAAGCCCATACTTTTTTAGTCTGCTGCGCTTTATTCCGCATTAACTCTTTATACGGCCACCTACGCGGGGAGAACGAATCCCGCTCTTTATACTGCATCGGATAAGGATGTTTGCCTTTATCCAGAAATTCTTTATATAACGGGTCTACTGCAATAGCATTTAATTTCTGCGCTATGTCTTCTGTAATTAACGCTGGAACCTTGATTACTTCCCATTTATCCGCGCCTGCATCCAGTAATTCAGCGGCAAGTAAATGCCCCGCCAAGTCAGCTACGTTCCACCGGGTCATAACCAGAACGATCTTGTTCCGCTCCGGTTGCCGCCGCGTGTAGAAACCTGCTCCATACCACTCCCAGACACGTTCCATGACCACGCGGCTGAACATGTCCTGCTCGGATATGGGATCGTCGATAAGGCCCAGATTAAAGCCCTTCCCGGCAATACCTGCCCCTACACCAGCAGCGTTATATACGCCCCCCATTGTTGTAGCCCACTGCGCCGCCGCTTTCGAGTCTTTGGTAAGCACTGTGTCGGGAAAAAGGTTTTTGTACGCATCCTGCAAAAGCATATTCCGAATCTGTCTACCAAACTTCTCTACCAAAGTACCCGCGTAAGCGGTATGTAGTATTTGGTCAGTAGGATAAAGTCCTATCCACCATGCAGGGAGAAATATACTGGAAAGCTGTGATTTTCCTGCCCGTGGGGCCAAGAATACCATTAAGCGATCTAAATCGCTGAACGCAAGCCTATCAAACGCCTGCGCTATAAGAATATGTATTTCTTCGATAACAAACCAAGGTGCTATAAGGGACACGTAATGCAGAAAATCACGCGAACGCTGGCGCATATTCTTTCTACGCATGTATTCGTGCAATACCGCAGCATCTATTTCATCCTGCGTAAGCGTCCGCTCGGGTAGCATTATTTACGCACAAGCTCTTGTGTGTCGTTATCTATGGTTGCAGTTGCCGGTTTCTTACTCAAAACCTGCATTACGCGCAGTTCCAAGTCACCATCGGACATTTTTTCGAGCATTGTAACCAAGGCTTTTTGTGTAGTTCTTTCCTCGCTATCGCTGTTTTTCGCGTTCGGCTCTAAATCAGCCATTTTTGCAGTCCATTTGATAAGGTCTGCTTTAACTGCAGCGGGTACGTCTTTTGTATAAATAAGTTGGTAGGAAACGTCCAGCAATGATTCTGCTTGAATTCGTGCTCTCAACCTGAAGGATAAACCAGAGTCCCGTGCTTGCTGCTGATATTCCGCAACCGTGCGCATAAATAAGGGGTGGGTACACCATGCGTCGTAGGTCTGCCGGGTAACACCGAAACGCTGCAGGATAGCGGTCGTATCGTCTACTCCCAACGCTACCGCAAGACACATTTCGTTGTCCCAAGGGACGATATTATCGGCTTGTGCGGGCATATGGCGCATTTTAAGCTCCGTGTGCGTATGCAGCTGCGAAAGAGTTAAGTATTGCGCGTAATGCTGCTGAGCGGTTCAAACCATAGGTGCGGCGGTAAATTTCAATGATTTGTAGCTCACGGTTCGTGAGTGTGATGGACAAACGCACAACACTTTCTGCCGATTGTGGAGTGGTTGATTCTTCGGGCATTTGATGGTTCCGCGTGTTTAGTTATTTATAGGATAGCGTAACACTTTGGACTGCACAACCCTGCTCTGTGGGCTGAATATCTCCGTCTACAACCCTGCTCTGTGGGCTAGGTATGACGGCGTAATACTTTGATTTTAAAGGTTTTGTGTCAAAAATTTCGAGACGTAATATAAAGAGATGGGGCGGCATACTGCTTTGCCCTCCCCCGGTGGGGTGGGGGCAGGGGGGTGCCCCCCAGAAACACAGAATATATTGCAGGAATATATTTATTATAGTTGGGAAGCGTGCAGATGCAAGCATTGCATATTGTTAGTTACATACTATAATGGAAGTGTTGCAGCGGACAGGAGAGTATTATGGTCTACGCAATACCGTTGTACATGGTTGCGATGCTGCTTATTGGCATCGCCTGTTTAGTCTGACAGGAGAATATAGCATGACACCGAAACGGCTTGAGCAGTTCAAGGCGTTAGCGTCTCAGTTGACGTTAGGCCAGCAGTGCGGCGCATCTATTGATGCGATTGAGTATTATCGTGAATGCATCATGGATGGCATGACGCACAAAGCAGCGCAAGCTGCTGCTGAACGCCATCAGTTTAAAATGGTGCGTGAAATGGTGAACGATCTTCACTCGTCTCGTATGCTCTAACTTACATTATGCCCCCGAAAGGGGGCAAAGGAGAATAGCATGCTGACTAATTATCAGTGTATCGTAGCATTTACGTGCAATAAAGTAGCAGTCGAATTGTCGCGGGAATTAGCCCCTGTCTTGCGCAATAAGATGCATACCCTGCTGGACGAATTCAATACCATGATGCATCAGCAAGGCGTGTGGCCTACTGCACGCTATATGCAGAAACGCGGATTCCCCCTTGAGTTTGCGCTTGCCGCTTATTACTGGGGGTAATATAACTCGCCCGCTATCGAAAGATAGCGGGCTTTATTTTTGCCTGCTTATCCTAAAGTGAT